GGCCATTCTTTCTTAGTGCCTCAAGCTGGTCACTCTCTAATAATCGAACTCCTACTTTATCATCATCTCCACTAAGATTAAAGTAGTCTAATATATCTCTAAATAACTCTCTCATTTTTATTTACTCCTATCCTTATCATCAGGTGTTATCCATATAATAAAACAGCATACCCACATTATCATTAATAATAATACGAATATGATTAGTTCGCTGTAATGCATTATGAAGTCTATCATTTCCATTCTCCTTTTATTTTTAAAACAGAGAATAACTCTTATTACCAAGTCTTTTCACGAGGATGGAGAACCTTTGGCTCTATCTTCTTTACTTTCTTTGTTGGTATTGTACCAAACTTGCTCCTGGCTCTCCTTATCCTCTTCGCATCTATCTCCAGTTGGCGTGCATCATCTTCTAATTTAAGTATTCTGTATAACTCCCCACGCTTAATAGTTATTTTCTTATCTTTATCTTGTATCTCGAAATCCTTACCATCTACTACTGCCCTCCTGTAAGGGCCTCTTAATACTTTAAATATTACCTCCAAAGTTGGAAGAGGTATGCTATAATCAAAATCTGTACCTTGTAACTCCAAGTTAAAACCTCCATTATCTGGCCTGGAGATGATCGCCTTCACTACACCTCTACTATCTACATCCGCTGTACCTAGATATTTATTAATAGGTGTAAAATCACTACTATATTTAATACTCATTAATGCCTCCTATTTATACCTGTAAAAAAAAACCAGACAATAACTACTATTAATCTGGTGTTGTATATAAAGTGAATAAAAAAAGGAGGGAAGAACTAATCTCCCCTCCTCTGTATGTGGTCGGGTTAGGCTTTGCAATTTAACTCGCATTTGGTTACTACTACACCATCGGGAAGCGCTGCATTCCAATCTCTTAAAGAATCATCTGTTATCGACTCCTCAAATGTTGCCCACGCTTCTTGAATCTCCTCGGGTGCATAATCCAACTTGGTAACTCGTGGCATAGCCGTATTCATTCCAGTTATCTCCAGAACCTTTGCATCTACCTCTGCAGCTGTTAGGCTATTCGCTTCCTCTGCTCCAATAGCATTGGATAGTATTACTCTTGATTGTTTCATTGATAGTTTCATCTTGTGAAACCTCCTCTTATTAGGTTAGTTTGGACACCTCCAAAACGCTTATTGAGATTCAATCTCATTAGTGTGTTTGTCTTATAATGTCCATTGTTCATAAAAGAAAATAAGTAATTGGGATGATATATGCAAGAATTAAATGTAGATAATTAATGGAGATGATCATGAGCCAGGTGTGAGCCAGGTGTGATGTTGGCCATGGCTAGTTATAGTCTGTGTCGATAATGAGACGCAGTCTCAATAGTAATTGAGGAGATATAGAGAGGAGTTGCCAACCTTGGAGAACCTAAACGGGTTTTTCGACCTAATTAGGAGAACCCAATCAGGAGATGCCCGCCCCCTAATCGCGAAATATAGACTCACACACATTGTAAGCCTATTTTTCAATCTTTACTGAGTGTATATCAGTACAATGGTAGGTATTTGTGCTTAACTTTTATAATTTTATAATTTCTAGGATTTACTGGTTTTCTGTAATCTAGCCAATATAGAGCGTCTTCTGCCTCTTTTTCGGTACTAAAGGTCTGAATAGGGTAATTTTCGTTAATATTGGGTGTAAATGCCTTTCCTCTGATCATGTACCAAGTTTCATTTTCTCTCTCTTCTACTATTCCGTACATTTTTCAACCTTTTTTGTTTGTATAATATACAGTTTAGTGGTATTTTGATACAAGTGGTTTAAAATAATATTGTAAAACAGGTTTGAAGTATGGGGTTCGTATGTAATATTTTACCGTTTCTTGGCGATTTTTGGTATCTTTACGGCTTCAAGTTGGAAATTGCGGGTATACTATCGAATAATGTTGATTTCGAACGGTTTTGGCGATTTAAAGCCTATTTTGCTATTTTGTACATAATATAGGTGATTTAATATTTCGTGTTCTGCTTCATTTCCACGTACTCCTGCCACCATAGTGACCTTTTCTACCTCATATCCTTCATCTTGTACGTTTTGCACTTCTTCCCATTTTGCGTTCTTGAATAGACTGTCCAGGTCTTGTATCTCGTTTTGCAGCATTAGGGGTAGTATTGCCAAATATCTTATCATAATTGTCTTTATACCTCTTAATGTCAGATGTTCTATTCTTGTCGCCTTTCCCGTTCATTGTTTTTAATAAATTGGGAATAATCCCAATAAATTGGGAATTGGGAATTATCCCGATCTTTCTTTCTTTTTATAATACGTTAGTATTATATTTCTTTCTTTATAAGTATATAAGTTATATATATTCTTCTGGGTTTCCGCCCTGTAATATACGAACAATATACTCTTATCACAAGACTTTTTTTATATAATAGAAGAAAAAATAAATTTATCTTGACTTAGAACATTCTATGTAGTATATTATGTCTCAGTATATGAGTAAATTACGAAACATTGCTAGAGACCATTGTGCTAATTGGAATGTTGGAAAGTGCTTGGGATGCATGGTAAGACATTCTGAAGGCAATAGGATTGTGAACGTGATAGACTCTGATATGGCTGGGAAGGATTGCATCGTAGAGAAAGGGTGCAAGTATTTTGAAGAAGTCGTAATACCAGGAATAACTGATGAAAGACAAAGAAGCAAAGCGAAGATTTCGAGAAGAATTTCGTAGCGCTGTTAAAATAATAGACTTCGTGAAGAAAAAGGAACTTCCTGTTAGAGCATATGTAATGCGAGAGAAAGTTCCATCATGGGGTTATAAAAAGGAGAGAGAATGAAGTTAGTAATAGGCGGGCATGATTATACCGTAGTTGAAATGAGAGAGCAAACAAGAGATGGTAAAGACCTTTTAGGGTTACATGACCCTAAGACCAATACTATTACATTGGATGCTGATATGGCCGATACAAGGAAGCATGAGACATTATTACATGAAATAGTTCATGTTATACTGACAAATGCTGGTGTAATGGAGCACGATGAGCAATTGATAGATGCAATTTCGAACGGTCTTTTACAATTAGGTATGGGGAGTTATATATGGCAAAAAGCAAAAAAAGCATAGTTGCGCAGTGTGAGAGGGATTTCCCCCAAAGCACTGATGAGTTTAAGAATGTCTTATCAGATATGTATGACCTATTTGCTAGGAAGCAGAATGATTATGGGCCTGGCAATATAGCAATGGGAACAATGCTTGAGACAGAGGATGAGATACGAATGAGTCTTATTGGTATTATTGTCAGAATGAATGATAAGATAAATAGATTAATTAATTTAGTGGTCAAAAAGAATAAGGAACCTGAGAATGAATCTGTTGTGGATTCTTTCATAGATATTGGTAATTATTCTGTAATGGCTAAAATACTATTGGAAAAGAAATGGGGAAAATAATAAAGAAGTTTTTCTACTACATAGAGGCCTTATTGCTTATATTGGTAATAAAGGTCATTAGGGGTATGTCTTGAAGATAAAAAAGGCTATCATTACTCCAGATAAGCATTTTCCTTTCGAAGATAAGCCTGCCATAAAGGCTCTTTGTAAGGCGATTGAACTAGTTAAGCCAGATATATATGTTGATCTCGGTGACACTGGTGAATGGGAAAGCGTTTCTCACTGGCAGTGGAAAAAGAAAAAGAGGCCTCCTTTGGAATATCAACTTCCTTTCGTGTATGACGAGATAAAAGCCGTTAATAAAGGAATGGATGTTATTGATAGGTCATTGAATAAGGCTGGAACTAAAGAAAGACATTTTTGTGAGGGGAATCATGATGACTGGCTTAATAGATTTGTTGAAGAAAATCCATTCTTGGCTAAAGAAATGCTCGTTAAGAATGCTCTTCGTCTTGAAGAGCGTGGATACAAGTATCATAGAATCGGGAAAATGCTCAAGATTGGTAAAATTAATTTCTATCACGGGCATCATTTTGCAGGAATTAACCACACTCGTAATCATCTCCTTCGTCTCGGTGGTAATGTTATGTATGGTCACCATCATGATATTCAGCAAAGTTCTGTTACACACATTGATGGGGTTAAATCAGCGTGGTCAATAGGGTGCTTGAAGGATATGGCATCTGATGCTAATGAGTGGTTGGGTAATAGACAGCATAATTGGCAACATGCTTTTGCCATAGTACATTTTCATAAGAATGGGAACTTTAATGTTACTGTTCATCAAATAGTGGATGGTGTTACCGTGGTAGAGGGAAAGACAATAAACGGAAATTGAACAAGAGGACTATAAATGGAATTGATAGAATTGTTTATGCTGATCAAGCTGATTTTCGCAGTACCTATCCCTATACCGATCTTCTCAAGGATTGGAGAGAGGGCCATGAAGATGATTGGGTTCTCACAGATGACGGTCAAGTATGCCAAATCTTAAAGAGAGGGGTACTTAGAAATAATAAAGGTGGTAAGACATATAGTAATTATGTTAGAACTGCGATAGGTTCTTTTGTTTGTAAAGACAATATTAAGATGGAAGGTGAACTTAGGAAGAATATATATACATTAGGCAAAGGCGATAAGACAGCTTATGAGATAAGAAGAGATAGGGAAAAGCCAACTAAGAGGGAGTTCCTTTTTGCGAAGTATGTGGCGAAAGGGGATGACATGGTGGATGCTTTTTTAAAAGTATATCCCACTGAGAACTCGGATTACGCTAAACAAGAATCTCAGATTCTAATGAATACTAAAAGGATAAGGAATTTGATTAGAGAAGAAATAGATAAGATAATGAATGAGGCTGATATAACACCTCTTTATATCTTGGAAAAAATGAAGGATATTATTGAGTCAGATGAGTCAAGAGATAGCGATAAGGTTTCCTTACTTAGGGAACTTGTCTCCATAGCTGGGATGAAGGATACGGAAAAGCGTTCGGAGTCCGTAACTGTATTCCAAGGATTCTCGCCTGAGCAACTCGATGCTATCGGTGGTAAGGATACAAAGAAATTAGCGAGCGCAAAAAGAGAAAAAGAGGTCTAATGAACCTTTTCGAAATATGCATGCAAGTTTTAGAGGAAGCAAGAGATAGTGATCTTGATCTGAATAACGGTATTACGTGTGAGAATATAGCAAGTGAGATATATGAACTATACTATGAGAATAGCAAGTTAGTAAACTCCAATCTATCTGACACTGGTTATTTTGTCGATGTAAAGGATTACTACTCAGATGAGATTTCATATACAAGATTTGCAGATGCAAATGAAGACTGACAAGTTAGCAGTATACGGAACGCTTAGAAAGGGAAATAGTGATACTTGGAAGGTAGATGGGTATCAAATTGTATTTCCTGGGCATTATTCATATCCAGCAGCATTAATGGATGGCAACGCTAAAGGCGCTGTTGTTGAGGTGATGGATGTAGATAATAGTGATCTTATGGGGTATGATACCTATGAAGGTATAGATACAGGATTATACGAAAGAAGGCGAGTAGATGTTTATAACGACAATGGCGAAAAGGATAAGGCTTGGATGTATATCATTGGGCCTGCCCTTATGCAATATAACAAGGTATTTGAATTAGTACCAGAACAGGATTGGTTATCGGAAAGAGCAAGGAAAAAGAGAATTTCAATATAAATAAGCATAACGTTTCCGAAAAGGAACGTGTGCTTGAGTTGGCAAGGAAAGACCTAATATCCTTTGGGCAGTTGTTTATGCCTGAGGACTTTATGAAATCTTCCCCAGCGCCATATCATTACGAATTGAATGATTTATTATTAAACAATGAAAGAAAACGTTGTTGTATAATACTGCCTAGGGGTCATTCAAAGTCTACATTGGCGAAGGCTGCTCTAATGCATCATTTATATTTTAACCCAGAAGGTAAAAAAGAATTCATAGCCTGGGTAGCAGAGGAACAATCTCAGGCAATAGACCATATAAAATACATACAGAATCATATAGAGGTAAATCCTGCTCTTAATTATTACTTTGGTGACCTAAGAGGTTCTAAGTGGACTGAAAAAGAATTTACTACAAGTAAGGGTGATAGAGTTATAGGGAAGGGTACTTCTCAGAGATTGCGTGGTAGGTCTCAGTTAGGTCTTAGATATACTAAGATAATTCTTGATGATTTTGAATCAGAGTTAAATACAAAAACTCCTGATAGAAGAAGGGAGATCAAGGAATGGGTTATGTCCACTGTGGAACCTGCCTTAGAAAATTCCGCTGGTAACGAGGGTTCAGTTTGGTTGATAGGAACTATTGTGCATTTTGATTCCTTTTTACAGAGTATATATGATGGACATGTAGAGGCAAAGAGAGATAAGAGGAAGTATGCTTGGGATGTGATGTACCATAAGGCTATAGATGACGATGGCAATGTTCTTTGGCCTTCATATTTTTCAAAATCAAAGTTAGAAGATATACGAAGAAGATTTGAAGATGTTGGCTTAGTCCATAAGTTTGCTCAGGAATATCTTAATGAGGCTAGGGATTTAGCGAATGCAAAGTTCAAGACAAATAGATTAGAATTCTATGATCATGAGTTTGTATCTAAGAATAACTTTGCTTATCTTATAAATAGCGAAGACGCTATTCCAGTAAATATATATATTGGCGTTGACTTGGCATATGAGGCTAATGAACGTAGTGACTATCAAGTTATAATGGTTATTGGAATAGACAGCGATAGGAACTTCTACGTAGTAGACTATATGAGAGAGCATTTACCTTTATATGAAATGCCTGATAAGATAATAGAGTATGCAAAGCAATATTCCCCAGTGAAAAGAGCCAATGTTGAGCATGTTGGCGCACAGGGTATTATTAAAGATGCCGTCAATAAGATGGCTGCTAACGATAGAAAGATAGCACCAGGTGTAGCATTGGGCGTTAGGCCCCCAACTCAAATAAGGAAAGAAGATAGGTTAGAATCTTTATTATGCCCTATAGTTAATAGGCGTAAGTTATTTATTAAAAGAAAACAAACAGAATTAGTAGATGAAATGTTTCAATTCCCTAAGGGAAAGAATGATGATGTTCTAGATGGCTTGTGGTACTCTATTAATAATGCACGACCACCATCTAGTATGAGATTTGATGCTGATAAATTTGACGAGATGATAGAAAAAAAAGAGAAGGGTTCTGTAAGAAAAAAGGTAGTTTCTTGGATGACTGGACAAAGAAGTTAAAAAACTTCTTGCATTAAGAGACTTTCGGTGTTATATTATGTTCGTGGCAAACCAACTAATGGGGTAGACTATTTCTAGTATAAGAGAGCTCGAGAATACGCAAAGCGAACACTCTGAGATTAATAAGCAACTTTGGCAATCCTGGAGAGATTCTAGGGTAGATTGGGATACGGAGGCTAGAGATTCCATAGATTTCTTTTTAGGGAATCATTATAGCCAAGAAGAGTCAGAGGCATTGAGGGCAGTAGGCCAAGGTGACTTTGTTATTGATCGGGTGTATGCGGCTGTTGAGAAATTAAAATCACTTTTAACATCACGCTCTCCTAAGTTTAGTGCGGTTGGAAGAGAAGATTCTGATAGTAGGTTAGCCTTGGTTTGGAGAACCTTACTGGAATATATATGGGATATATCAGAGGGTG